CAGATACGCAGCCCAGTCATTGAGCGTGCATTTATAGGCCACGGAGATGCCATCAGCATCGGTCTGATCCATCTCGATAGTCGTGATATGACCATCGAACAGCTTGGTCACGCCGTCGCGACCGTCGAGGATGGTGACCCGGTAAAGCTCCTTCAGGCCGATAGCATAGCGATCCAGGTCGTAGTGGGCATAGTCATACATCGCGGTCTGCTTCAGCCCTTCGCTCAAGACCATAATTGCTGCCGTCGTGATCCGCTTCGACGTGTCGTAGCTGATCTTCGTACCGGAAAGGCGGCAGTTGGCAGTCACATCCTGCCCGTTCAGCATGATGATGATGTTCACGTGGTGACCCTGACTCCCTGGCCGGTCAGGTTGACCGCGATCTGATTGCCCAGCGCTTTCGCAGCTTCAGCCGTGGTGAGGCCTTTCGGAGTGATGTTCACGTTCACCGTTTGCGGCGTGGCGTTGCTGGCGGTCGCCGATGCGACAGTCGCGGTTGCAGCGGCTGCACTGCCGCCGAACCCGACAGCCTGGAAATTGTTCAAAACGTCCGATGTGTTCTTCGTGAAATCGCGGATGTTTTCGAGTACGGCCTCCATCGTTTGCATGAGCGGCCACATGTTCAACATGGTGGACTCATAGATGCCCTTCAGATAGGACTGAATGATGGGCGATGCCGCAATCCACTCGCCGCTGGCATCGGCCACGGCTTTATAGATGCCGCCCCATTCGATGTCTTGCCGGATGGCGGTCAGCAGGCCGAAGATGCCCTGGTCGGACTGCTCACCGAGATACATCATCGAGTACCGCGTATTGTGCTCGATGCTCTTCAGGATGTTGGTCTGGTGGGCGCTCTGAATGTCGCCGATGATGCCGGTCACCATGCTGCCCAGTGAGCCGATGGCAGTCAGTGCGCCGGTCGCCGCGCCCATAACGCCCGAGACGGCCTGGGTGATGCTTCCGCCTGCTCCTCCAGCGGCACCGCCTGCACCGCCGAATAGCTTCGACACCGAACCGCCAATGCTGGAGAAGGCACTCGACACACCGCCCAGCCCTTGCCCACCGAGCAGGTTCGCAATGGTCGTGGAGATGAAGTTTGAAATAGCCGTGGTGACCGGCGTCAAAAAGCCGTTTATTGCCGCCTTCGCAACGTCCTGCCACATGGTCGTCATTACTTCTTTGAACGAACCCTTGCCAGTTACGATCAGGTCGGTGAGCGAGGAGAAGGTCTGAGATACCGCACCGTGGACGCCATCGTAGATACTCTTCCACTGGCTGACCATGCCCGGTCCAGCGTTCACAATTGCCTGCTTCGTGGCATCGAGGGCATTCTGCATCTCGACCGGGACACGCTTACCCTGGGCAACCATGAGGTCGATGGTCGCCGTCGTTTGAGTAACCCAGGCCTGCTGCGCCTGCATGGAAGTCGGCCCCGCGCTATCTGCGATTGCTTGGTAGGCAGCTGTAGCCCTAGTTTGGAATTCGGTGATGCTGGCAAGGCTCTGGACATTCGCCGTCTTGTAGGCGTTCGCCATGTCGATCACCGGGCCTCGCGAGAGGTTCTCTAGCGCGACTCCCTGGGCGGCGATTGCGGCGTTCACCTGATTGATCGCTTGCACGACCTGCGGCGAATCCGCGCCGTACTTCGCGGTGAGAGTGCCGACGTTGGCGACTAACTGCTGCGTGAGAGTCTGCGAATTGGCGTAGGCGTTCTGATATAACTCCGTCGCGGTAATGTTGCCCTGCTTGTACGCATCTTGCCAAGGACCGTTCAGCTGGTCGATCATCGCCTGGGTCTGGTCAGCGACCTTCTTCTGCGCGTTGTAGACGTCGGCGTCCGTCGCCTCGCCAGATTGCTTGAGCTTCTGGACGTTGGTCAGCGCGGTGTTCAGGTTGGCAAGATTGGTCAGCTGGTCGCCGATGCTCACCAGCCCCAGCGCCTTCATTGCATCGGTCAGCTGGTCGGCGGGCGACTTCGCGGCCTCGAGCTTCTGCTTCAGCGTTTCGATCTGCTGGTTGATGCTGCCCAGCGGCTCACCGAGCGCGATCAGGTCAGCCTTCTTGTTGACCAGATATTGCAGCTGCGCCTGCATCTGAGCGACGGTGCCCATGCCCGAGTTCGCGGCCACGGCAGCGGCGTAGTCGCCCCACTTCGTTATGTCCTGCTGAAGCTCGTCGCGGCTCTTGAGGCCGAACGCGTGATAGGCCGCGTTCAGCGTATCGGTGTCGGCTTTGACGCTGGCGGCGGTCGCGTCGGCCGCTTCCTTCTGCGCGGTCCACAGGTCGAGCGCGGAGGCCTTGCCCTGGGCCATCGCCGCTTCAATCGTAGTCAGACGGTCATTCGCCCGCTGCGCGATCTGGTCGTAGTACTCCACGGCAGTCAGTTCGCCGTTCTTGTAGGCATCGCTCAGATCCGTGTTCAGCTGGTCGGTGACCTTCTTGTGCGCGGCGTAGACCTTGTCCATCGCCACCTGAATGTCCGACGCCGACGAGTACGCGGAGCCGGAAATTAACGCATACGCGGCCTGGGCTTTGTCCGACTGCTCTTGCATCGCCTCGGTCGAGGTCATGCCGAGGGTGTGATAGGCATCCTTCAGGGCAAAAATCTGGATGACCAGATTTTGCATGTCCGTCCCGATGGTGTCCCACGCCTTGCCCATTGACTTCTGCGCTTCGCCGGTCGCGTTGTCGATCACATCGACCGAGTCCGCGAACTGCTTCGCGGCAGCGGGCGCGACGCCCATCATGGTGTTATAGGTCGTGAGTATGGCCTGATTCTGCCGGTTCTGCTCCTCCTGCGCCTTCTGCGCTGCAGCCGCGGCTTGCTGGTCTGCCTTGGCCCTGTTCTGGTCGATGATGGCTTGCTGGTTCGCGGTGTTCTGGCGTTCTCGCTCGGCGGCGTTCAGGTTGCCGGTCGCGGTCTTGAGCGCGTCCATAGCAGCCTGCTGGTCTTTGACCTTCTTGTTGGCGGCGTCCAGCTGCGCGTTCGAACTCTTCCAGGTTTCGCCCAGCGAGGCGATCTTTGATAGGCCGTCCTTGATGAGCGATGCGCCATTGCCCAGTGTCGTGAACACGATGCCTAGGTTCGTGGCGATCTGCTTCAGCCCACCGATAATGAAATCCCAGATCGGCTGGACGATGGCAATGATGTTGTTCCAGGTCGTCGTCCACGCGCTCTTGAGGCCGTCCCACATGGTCACTGCAAACGAAACAATGGGATCGAAGACCATGTGGAAAAACGAGCCGATCGCGTTGAGCGCCGGACCGAACACCTGCAGGATGTCGGACCAGACGCCCTGCCAGATTTCTTTGAGGCCGCTCCAGGCCTGCGTGACCGTGTCAACGATGGGTTGCCAGTGGGCATAGACCCACTCCCCGATCAGCACGAGCGCCGGTATGATGAGCGCCAGCCCTCCAGTGGCCATGGTGATCGAAGCCAACGCCTCAGTCCCGAAGACTTCCAGCGCAAGGCTGACCGCAGCGATAGCCGACCCGATTAGCGGCACTACCGCGAGGACCGTGCCCAGTGCGACAGCGGCATCCTGCACCGGACCCGGCAGGTTCTTGAACCAGTTGTTAAAGTCCGAGAACGCCTGATTGATAGCGGCGAGAATCGGCTCCATCTTTTGCAGCACGCCGCTGATCGCGTTGCCTACGTTCTCCCTGAATGTCTCGGCATCCTTGCTGATCTGGTTCAGCTGCCCGCGCCATGTGCCCAGGATGCGTTCGGCAGCGCCGCCGAACCTCCCCTCTAACTCCTCGACCACGGCATCGTTCAAGACCTGCGCGGAGATAAGTCCCTTCTTGACCTGCTCCATCGCGCCCGGCACGTCGGTCCCAATGTGATCCGCGAGGGCCTGCCACGCCGGTATCTGCTCGGTCGTGAGCATTCGCATGGTGCGAGACGTGACTTCGCCCATCAGGTTCATGCGCCCGAGCGTCTCGGCGACGCGCCCGATCCATTCGGGGCTTTGCTTCATGGCCGACGCCGCATCGACCAGGGCTTGCATGTTTTTCGCGGTCTGCTCGGCCGAGATGCCCATCGCCAGCATGTCTTTCGCAGCGGGGCCGAGCGTGGTCGCAAGGTCGAACATCGAGGAGAACTTCATCCCCTCCAGTGACTCGAATAGCTCTTTTGTGGAATCGGCGGGTCCGTTGATGGCCTCGAACGCAGCCCGTAATTTGGAGACGTTCTTGGACGCTTCCAGGCAATCCTCGCCGAACTCGAGGATCTTTTTGCCAAGCTCAAACCCGGCCAATGCCTCGCCCACCTTGCCGAGCTTTTCGCCGATGCCATCGAACGCGGAGCCAGCGGCTTCCATGCCGCTCTGAATCTGCTCGGAGAGGGCTTTGATGGCGTTTATAAAGTCCGAATTGTCGAGCGTTGCTCGTGCTGCGAGTTCGCCTATATCAGCCACGGCGCATTCCTCCAGTGACCCAGGCGTCGTAACGGTCGATTAGGTTGTCTGGATGCTCGGCACTGAACCTGGAAGGCGGGCGCTCACCCGGGAGGGCGTGACGAACGCCAGCGGTGGGAACCGGCGCCAGCAGGATCGCGGGCGTGCCGTGCTGCTTGGCCGGCGCAGGCGTGGGCAGTGGCTCTCCGCTGGCCATCATGAGCCGGGCGCGGCGTCGAAACATGAATTCGGTGGGTTCGAACATGGGCGCATCCTTGTTCCGATACACGTTGTAGGTCGCCCAGGGCGAAAGGGCGGCGTAGTATTCCAGCCGGTCATGATGTTCGATGAATCGGGCCGCGAGTGCGTTGAACTGCTGGAGCGTCAGCTCCCAGAACTCTAGTTCACTGCAGCCGAGGTCGTATCTCCCGATGGCCCAGAGCGTGAGCCAGTCAAGTTCGCCTCCCTCGCGGCTTGTATGTTTTTTAGTTCCTTCTCCACGTCCGGCCATTGCCCCTGAGTCGCGTAGATCAGCACGGGCGAAAGGTCGAACAGCAAAGAGGCATCGACGTTCTCGGCGACCCAGTCCTCGGTGATATCCGGCTGCTTGGTCTTCAGGCCGTAATAGAGAACTGTGGCGAGTCTCCCGGCGTCGGTGAAGTAATCAGCCGGACCCGATTTGAGCATGTGGATCTTGTGCTCATGTTCGAGTTGCTGCAACGCCTTGAGTGTGAAGAGTAGCTGAAATTCGCGGCCAGCTAATTCGATGACAATCGGCTGGCCCGGTTCTGGCTTCGTGTACCGCATTGGTTATCCCGCCGCCTGATTGATGGTGAAAGTGAGCGACAGCGCGGCGACGCTGATGGTTCCCACGCGGGCGGGCGCTGCAGGCGTCTGCGCGGCCACGGTGTAGGTGATGCTGGCGTCGCCCACGGTCGGCGCGGTCGGCGCGGAGACTGTGATCCACGGTGCCGACGCGACCGGCATCCAGGGAGCAGCTGAGCCGCCAGAGGCGACTTGCACGGTCTGTGGAGCGACCGTGCCGGTCCCTGGGGCACTGGCGCTCGCCGGAGTGAGGTTTATCGCGGACGCCACGTCGGCTAGCGGTGAGTTGATCCGTATGGCGATGTTCTTGGTACAGACGCCGGTCACCTTGGCGTCTTCGGCCATCGTCTTCACGTAGCCCAAGAATTGCCGCGTCCGATGATTCGCGTTCGGCATCACGAGTTGAAATTTGGTGATGACGCGGTTGTAGAACAGGTACTCAATGCCGAATGGCGAATTGATGTTCTGGGTCGGGTCATCGGGATTCCAGTAGCACGGGAACGACAGGTCGCCCAGGTCGATGAGCGCCGGGACATAGGTGCGGATCGGAACGCCAGTCGAGTGGCTGGTCGTCTCCACCTCGCCTATGGAATTCGCGGGTCCCGCGATGTCGCCCGCGCCCGAGATACTCTGGTAAGTTTCGGGGGTCACTCCTGCCGCGCTGGTTCGCACCTGGATGAGCGTGCCGAACGCCGGGATAGGCGGATACGTCGGCGACGCCGAATGTTGTACGGGAATGTCTACCTGTCCCGGTCCGACAGGCCCGCTGGGATGAGTCGGTTCTCTCGGTGGTGTCATGCGGTTGTTCTCCTCTTACTGCGGTCTGTTACTGCGGATTGGACTTCGGAGTAATCCAGGAAAAGGAACTGCACGCGAAATTCCTGGATTACGTGGTAGAGCCGGGTGTCCGGCTCGTAGGTCATGGTTTGCTGCGTGTAGAAGATGCCTCCGAAGCGAACATTCTCAAAGTCACCCTTGAGGCCGTCCAGGTAATTACGCAGCGTGTCTGCAATCGCCAGGGCTTCGGTTTGTCCCAGGCTGAAGATGGAAACCTGATAGTCGCGCTGGAGCAGCGCTGGCGGTCCGCTGTGAGTCATCAGCGGCAGCGGTCCGATCATAAAAAAAACGATGTAGGGCGATAGCTGGTTCGGGTCCGGCTTCTGCGGTGCGCGGACCAGAAATACACGGCTCCCGACCACGTTTGCCTGAACTAGCAAATCGCGGAATGTCTGCTCAAAAATAATCACTTAGATGGGTGAAAGGCGTTGTCCTTGGCGACCTTCTC